AAGACTTGATTGACTCCACTGATTGATGTAACGGCAGTTTGGGTGACCTCGTGTATGACCGTGTGATATCCCGCAGGATTAGATCCTGGTTGACCGTTGTTATTCACGTGATCGACGTTCAGGGTTTGAAAAGTTCCGTCGAGATTGTTTCTGATCGCAGTCTTTGTTTGCCCCAAGGATGAACCATCGGGTGGATATCCTGGTGTGTATGTTGGAATCGCCATAGTCTCTCCTTAGCTCACGCATACCGTTGGAATAGGCTGCTCTGGCCTAGGGTTTTTCAATTGTTTCTTCGCTTTCTTGCTCAGCTTTGCATTCGCTGGAGAAAGGGGCTTTTTCAGTACTTTTTCTTTTCCTTTGATGACTACCATAAACACGTTCACCCTGTTGTGTGACGCCCTACAAAGGGCCCTCCTCCTAGAGGGATTCTTTTGTTTGGCAAAGGTTTTATCTTCTTCTTGTTATCTCTTTTCAAAAGGACAGCAGCTCGGTTTCTTTTAACTTTTTTGTCATTCTTCATCAGATCGATCCAAAGGGCGCTAAACCACCAGAGCCCCATTGATATTTCAGCTGGTCGCTATAAATTGTGTTGATACTTTCTTGTCCGATCTGAGCGTATGTCCTTGTCTCGATGATGTCGTAGCGCTCCTTCAGCATCTTGTCGATGAAGATGACACCATCGCTATCTAGTCTCTCTTCGAAGATTTTTTTAGAAGCCCCTACAGCGAGGATTTCCCACCATTCAGAGAGTTCGGGATTGCCGGCTTGATCGGCTGCTAAAAGAGCCTGGATTGGCTGTCTATAGCAGGTCATTTCAATGGTATAACCGGCATCGGGCACAGGGGCGAGCGTGAATTGATTCTGGAAGAAGAGAATCGCAAGCGGGATCGAAAACTGCTTCGGATTGTACTGTACCTGTATCGGTGTTCCTGAAGGAATCGCCTGAGCAAAGATCAATCCGGTGATTTCACCAGTTTGATAATTGATCGTGGCATTTCCTGGCACCGTGGGCGTTGAAGAGGCGTACTGCCGATAGTACGTCCAGGCATACTCCTGATTGCCGCTATTGCTCGTCTGGAAGATTTGAATCAGATTGCCTTGACCATCATCCGTGACGTTCTGCGTTTCTCCTACGCCATTGGCTCCTATGACATTGGCCGTTATGAGTATGTTTTGAACCCTTCCTTGAGGAAAGAAAAGGTTCCTTGCTGTCTGAGTCCCTGGATCATTGTTAATACTCGCAACAAAAGGAAAAGCGGTCGTAAAGCCGCTATAAGGGCCTGTAGTTCCATCCCCAGTAGCGAAATTGGTAAAGCTTTGCCAGTTGTAATTATTTGCATAAAAGGAACTAGGAGTATTAAACCAACGCAATTCCCTTTTAGCGCATGTTGCCGGCTGATTAACAGTCGTATAAAGCTCGCTATTGAAGGGATATGTCTCTTGACCCACGTTCGTATTGAAGGAATAGACATCCTGAAGCTTTAAAGAGCGAAACTTTGCTGGCAAATCGTAGGCATAAAAGCTATGCATTTGCTGCACAATGTAAGAATCCGTTACCTGGAAGGCATTGCTAGAGCCAGTGAGCTTCCTCGTCTTCGTTATCGCATTAGCGAGAGTCGGATAGAGAGGATATGTAGGGACAAATGTGCTCATGTTGTCGGCTCGTTATCAAATGCATCTTCTAGCGTTATCGCCGTTGTTCCCTGGATGATTCCTGAGGCTACAGGAACGGCCACACAGGGCACTTGCGGATCTTGTACGTATATAAACGGATAAAAATTGCGTGTGTCTATGGCTATTGTGGCTGTATTAGGCGTTAGTGAAATTATCTGTGCTTTTTGATTATTCAATTGAATCATGCCGTTAGGCGGAGGAATCCTAAAGCCGATCCACTCCGCCACGGTAAAGTTCGTATCGTCCAAGAAGGTAACGACCGCAGGATTGGCCTGCGTTATGTTCGTTATGTACTGCAAATTCGGGATGAAATTCGCTCCAAAGGGAGGCCCATAGTTGCTAGGACCTCCTGGAACGACATGTGGGCTCGAATTTTGCATTACAGAACATCCACGGGTGTAAATCGAACTCTAGACACTGTTTCATAATGACGAGGCACACGACCTCCTGCAGCCGGTAGCTCTAAAGAGTAGCGTCTGACCTTTCGTTTCGTGTTGTTCAAATGCTTAATAAGCCCCATGGTCAAATCGCATATCTCTCCATGAACGAGCTTAATCATCTGAATCGCTTCCCCTGGATATTTGCGATAGGAGAATTCGAGCCATCCGCCTTGTGCATCGAGGAATTCGAACATGCCTTTTCGAACTTTGTCGTCTTCCCTACGCATTTTCTTAATCAATTCATCCCGCTCTTGTGCAGGGAGGGTATTGGGTAGTTTCTTATGTAATTCTCTGACTTCCATGTGATGTATTCCTTGAATTAGAGGAGGGGGACAAAAGATCCCCCTCCTTTGGTTTTGTTATGCGTTCGTGATTCCATTGACGAAATCAGCTTTGAACGCCATGACTACCATGTTGGCGCTTGCCACTCCTGCAGCAGATGTACCAATGTTCATGACGTACTGAGCCTTGTTATCGAAGGCGTCCGCCAAGTTGGTTCCTGGAGGCGATGCAGGGATCGTTGCGCTTCCGCTAAGAGGTACAACGCCTGAACCGGCAGGAATACACACAGCTGGAGATGCTCCAGAGGCAAAGTTGGCCGATGTTGGATACTGGAATGCAGTGAATCCTGTCGTATCGACATCGATGGTGATCGATGACTCTGTAGACGAATTCGTTACACTCAATACCCTAGCCGCACCTGCTGGGTTGCTCGTAAATGGTCCGCTTCCCGATTTGCCAGTCAAATTGCTCAACTGGGTCATGCCGTAAGGCGTTGGGATTTGGAAATCGACGAGTTCCCCTGGTGTGTATGGGTTCTGTCTGAAGAAGTACACAACTGCTTGGGTAGCTTGTGTGATATAAGCTACAGGCAGCGTGTTTGGCAGAAACTGACTTGGATATACTTTTTGGTAAAATCCAGTCGTTCCGTTAGCAACAACTAAACCTGCAGTTGCAGCAGTTGCAGCGTATCCAAGCGTAATGCTCGTGGCAGCAGAAACAGCAGTGACTTGATACAGGTTCGGGCCGCTGATTTGTTTCGCACCGGTAATATTGATAAGACGAACGAGGTCACCCACGTTAATCCCAGTTGTAGTACCAGTTGAAACAACAAACGAGCTTCCGTTGACCGCAGTTACAGCCACCTTTGTAAAGGTAGGCAGATTCGTTTGGTTAATGAAAGTAAAGCCACCAGATGTACCCTGAGAGGTATAGGTGGTTACGCCTGTAGTCGTGCTGCTTGGTTGTCCAAGAGCAAGATAAGAGCCAGCAGCCATGAAGCTAAACCATTCGGCATAGATCGGATTAGCAGCTGTGCTTTGTGCGCCCCAGTTGGTCGTATCCTTGACGAAAACCCAATCGGGCTTTGCGGTCATGGGTATGTTCACTGCGACGACGGTTGCAGGGTTTGTGTAAGTCCACATCCCAATAAAAGAAAATGGCAACATAATGACCTCCTTAAATACCTGTTGAGCGTAGGTTTTGAACCCAGAGGTCGTTGGTGATGCACTGCCCTTGATAGAACGAGCAACCCGCAGTATGTCTCAACATGCAAGGGTCGTTGTTATATCCTGGAGGCAGATAGATAAAGCGAGCTTTACCCCCTGCTTGCCACACAACTTTGTAAGCTTCTTTAGCTGCTACGAAACAGTTAGCTATGTCATTTCCAAGCACTGAAGCATTGGGGCTGACAGAACCTTGTTCCGAAGCAAAGAAGCGCACGTTATTCGCTCCGCCTATCTCAACGCTCAAAGTCTGAGATATGTTTGGATACTGGAACTTCTTGATGAAACCGGTCATGTTGTAGAGGACTGGGATCATGCGAGTCGTCAACATGCATCCGTACGCATCGCCTATTGGTGATGTTCCAAAACGAAGCTCGGCTTCTACGATATTTGTTATGTATTCGCCTGAGTTGTTTTGGAGAACGGTAAAGACGTCGTCGACGTCGGTTATGGTCATCTCTGTTGGGATGTCACCATTACTTCCGCCTACGCAGTTGATGATTGACGCAGAAGATTCCAAGTTGTCTCTTTGCAGAGCATCTTGAGTCTCTCGGAGAGACTGTCCAAGGCGCGCTGCCGCAGAGTTAAGTACTGGATCTTCGTTGGTGATCGTGACTTGACGGGTCAATACGATATAAGTCGCATAGACGCGTACACGGCAGTCCACGTCAACGCGATTAAGATGTTGAGGTGGTGGGTTGTTTTGGCCATCGTCGAGAGGCACTTCAAACAGGTCGAGCCTGTCATAGCGTGACTGCCGATCAATGAAGCCTTGGTTATCTGGCAACTCCACGGGGGTAGCAAACAACTGGTGAATCAGGTTGTGCTCGGGAGTAGACAGTAACTTTGCGTTGTACCGCTGTTGAATTTGCGGTGGCAACGTTGCAATTGATACCGACATAGTGTTCCCTTTGACCTATTAGGTCATTTCGGGAACCGATCCGGCTAAAGCTGCATATCCATGCATTTCACGGTATAAGTCTTTCTTCATGGCATCGGTCAGCTTGAAAGCTTGGGCAATAGGCCGCTTATCGTAAGCCATGGGAGACGTCACCGCCTTCTCTTGCTTCTCGATAGCCTTGTCTATTTCCTTCTCTCTACGCACTTCCTTAGCCGTTTGGGAAAGCCCCATGGCCTTGATGTATTTGTAGCTCTGTACTCCGATTTTGTACGGATCTTTTAAGTCCGCAATCGTAGCCGCCAGTTCCGGTTCCTTTTCTTCCAAAATTGATAAAGTTTCAGGATTGACGACCTCGGAGAAATCTGAGTATTGACGCTGCAAACGATCCATGAATTGAGTATCTTGATGCTTCTTGATCTGCCTTTCGACTTCTTGACGCACAAGATTTTCGGCACCTTGGAGTGCTTTCTGAGAGCTTTTCTCAGCTAGCTTTTTCACCTTACCTAAGGGAATGAACTCTTCATCGCCGATTTTGTCCAACTCATCGAGCTCTTGCCGCACAGGCGCTTGACTTTGCTGGGCTAACTGAGCCTGCATCATCTGCATCTGCGTTTCACGCAATTGCTTCAGCTCTCTTTCGAGTTCGGCATTCTTTAGACGCATGGCCTTCAAGTGCTGGTTCGTTACCGGCTCTTGAGCTGGCGCTTGCGCCTCTTTCACTTCATTGATCTGGTTCGCATCAACCTGAGGTGCTACCTCTTTAACTTCGCTGTCTGGGTTTTGCATTGCAGTCGCAGTCATGAATTTCCTCTTTTGTAGGTGGCTGGCTAGCTCCACGTATTACGCCGTGCCGGAAGGCTACTCCGACTTTTGTACGCCTTACATTGACTTTGTTTAATAAAAATAATATATGTCTAATAAAACTTAATGATTATGTTCTGCGATAATTGCAATTCTGAAAGAAAAGAAACTGACTTTATAAA